GAGACATATTATTCTATGACCACACTGATTACCAGCACAACTCTAACCAGTGGATATCAACTAATTGCTGATGCCACAGGCACATTGGTCATACAAACAGGCAGTGGTCTCAGCACATCTTTATATGTTGATAGTACTCAGATAAAATTTTACACTGCTAACACAGAACGGTTAAAGATTGATACCAACGGCATGCAAACTAGTACTATTGCAGGTTTTCAATTTACTGAAAGTTCCGGCGTATACACTCCTGTGGGTAAAACTAGAGTGACCTATGCAGCCACAGGCGCACAGCAAACATTAGTCATTCCTGCTGGTATAAACTACATATTTGCCAAACTATGGGGTGCTGGATCCGGCGGCGGTAATACTGGCGGATGGTCGTTTGGCAGTCCTGGCGGTGGCGGCGGCCACTCCTACGGTATAATTCCAGTAACTCCGGGTGCAACCTACTATATTGTTGTTGGCGCAGCAGGACAGACAACCTATACAAGCAGTACTACTCTAGGCTATGGTGGTGGTGGTGGCCTGAATGGCACTGCTGATAATCGATGGGCCAGCTCGGGCGGCGGCTATACTGGAATATTTAACAGTGTGACTCCTTCACAGGGTGCTGCATTGTTAATTGCTGGTGGCGCAGGCGGTGGCGGCGCAAGTAGACAGGGTTTTGGAAACTCAGGTGGCGCAGGTGGCGGATCAACAGGCCAAGATGGCGGCAGTCCCTACGATGCTAAATCAGCGTTTGGCGGCAAGGGCGGCACACAGAGCGCAGGCGGCGTCGGCGGCACTGGCGGCAGTGCAGGCGGAGCATTATTTGGTGGCGCAGGTGGTGTCGGAAACACTTACGGTGGTGGTGGTGGTGGCGGATATTGGGGCGGTGGCGGCGGCAGCTATAGTGAATCAAATACCATGGCAGGTGCCGGAGGCGGCAGTGGATTCGTTGGAGCAAGTGTGTTAATGGGTGCAACATTCACAGGCGCAGGACAAATTCCTGCATTCTCCTTTGATAACGATCTTGCTAAAAGTATAGATACCTATAGAGGTTGCATGCCTTATGCCTATGGCGGCCATATTAATGGAATTACCACTGCCCCAGCCAACACATTCGGCGGCAGTGGTTATGTGGTTATATACTATTAATAGGAATTAAAATATGGCATTAATCTTAGACGGTACATCGGGCATTTCGGTCACCGGTGACAACACAATTACACAAAATTTTACAATCCCTCAAAATGTAAAACTCTCCACCGCCGGAACAACCATTCAAAATAGTTCAGGTAGACCGATATTAAATCAAACTGGGTCAGTAATACAAACTTTAAGTACAACGCTGACTACATTCGGAACTACAACATCAACTACCTACGTGGCAGTCAGCGGCCTAAGTGTTACAATAACACCTTCAAATACCAGCAGTCAAGTACTAGTACGTGGTTATCTATATGTCACAGGTTCAGCACAGAACGGTCAGTTTGTTGCTCTTTATAGAGGCGGGTCAATTCTTACTGGTATTATTGGTGCTGCTGGCGCCAATGCTATTCAAAATGGTACTGGTGGTACTACTAGAGCGTCGGGCGGACATATACCAGCTTCGGCCGCAGTAACCTATGTAAATATACCTTTGTATTTTGAATACTTGGACAGTCCTGCTAGCACAGCAGCACAGGTATATCAAGTGTATATACGAGTTGGTAACGGCAGCACTATGTATTATAATTATCAAGCTCAAACAGGTACTAACGCTGACTTTGGCTACTATGCATCTACTATTACAGCCCAGGAGATTGCAGCATGATACCACATAAGGCAATTTATAAATTATATCCAACGGTTCGTACAATTTACGGCGAGTGGGATGCACGAGATCAAGAAGGTAATCCTGTAGACATTGATCAAGACCTAGTCAGTGCTTGGGTAGATCCTGAAGCTTATAAAGATCAACGATTTGCGGAATATCCGTCTATAGCCGATCAGTTAGATCGACTATACCACGAAGGCTATGACGGATGGCGAGCAGCTATACAAGCAATTAAAGATAAGTATCCAAAGGAATAACCAGTGGCACAAACAATCAATGCAGATGATGGTGTAATCTCAGGGTCAACTGGACTCAAGTTCACTGCTGACACCACAGGTATCTTAGCACTACAGAATAACGGAACTACACGAGTCACCGTCGACTCCAACGGAATTGTGCTGGTTGGACTTACTTCCCCGCTCACTGTTAGTGGCGCGGCTACTTGGCAGCAGCAAACTTCTGGAACAGGTGCAACCGGTTATGTTCTTTCAAGATTTAGTGACAATGCAAATCCCGGCAGATTTATCACAGTTAAATCTCGTGGAGCTTCAGTCGGTACAAATACAATTATTCAAAATGGAGATGAATTAGGTTCGGTGGATTTTGCCGCTGCTGATGGAACAAGTTACACATCGGTGGTAAGGATTTCAGGGTTTGTAGATGGCGTTCCTGGAACTGGAGACATTCCTACACGAATTACAATGTCTACCAGTGCTGATGGTTCAGCTACCCCTACAGAGCGTATGCGTATCGACTCCTCTGGCCGTGCTATATTTGCCGGCCTAATTTATCACAGCTCCAGCACCGCAGTTGCAGCTGCCGGTACTACACAAGGTACAGCCACCGCTCTTACAGCTCAAATTAATAATGTGACCACAGGCATTGATGGTACTGCAGGAGTTATATTACCCACACCTATTCAAGCTGGTCTAAGCATCTTTATTCGTAACGGATCAGCATCACTGTCACTTAGGATCTATCCCCACAGTGGTGGTAATATTTCAGGCACCGGTGTTAATGCTGCTATAGAAATAGAATTTGCTACAGTTTTAGAATTTATTGCCTTTGATACTACCAACTGGTACCTACCCAGCGCGGTACTTTCTTAATTATATTAGATCAATTATATCAAATATTGTCTGTAGTTTTGTTCTAATAATACGATTACTAAAACTATTACGCAGACCTTGATGGAGAGGTTTTGGCGCATGATCTACAGTGGTCCACGACCAACCAATATGTTCATTGCTGAGTGTAGGTATAAACTCTTGATCAATCACACAAAGATATGTGTGAAAATTAAACACTTGATCGTTGCTGACAAATGTTTCAAGTGGTATTGTTTTTAATACTAAAGGACTAAATCCAATTTCTTCAACAATTTCTCGTTGAAGTCCCTGCCATGGATTTTCACCTTCGTGAGTTGTACCGCCTACTAGGCCCCAAGTACCTTGATGTTTACCCTTGGCTTTTTGCACCAGTAAAAATCTACCAGTTGTCTTGGCATAGAACAATGCACCTGAACAGATGATTTTATCAGTTATAGTTCTAGAATCCACATACCCTCTCTATACTCGCCCTCAAAACTCTTAGTCCAAGAGTAGCCATCCCACTTGTACTGTATACCAGTATATATATTAGTTTGATAGACAGGATCTTCTGTTCCTGGATGTTCCGCTGCTGCAAATATTATGTGCCATGCACCAGCACTCCATTCAATAATGTCATTTTCTTCTGCAACAAAATCACTGTTGTCATTGTTTTTCCAAGCATCAGGACCGTCTTCGTTACTGAGATCACCAATTTTTTCAATAATAAGATATCGTACACCTTCAACTGGCACTGGTAAACCAGCACCGGGCCCTTTAGTTTGAGGATTAATAATGGCATTAAATGTTCCGGGGCTAGATACTCTAACACTAACGTAACCATTGTATTCATTTATTGCAGTATTAGTTGGATATGTATCACTGTCCCAGTTTATACTGACCAATGTTTCGTCTAAAGGATTGACCACAAACGTGCCAAACACTTCATGTCCGTTTTCTTGTATTAATCTAATACTGCTATAATCAGCTATGTATTTTCCAGGATATTGATTTAACAATAGTCTCCAATTGATTCCTGGTCCAATTTTGTTAGGTACGCCATATGGATCATCAATGACCACAGGCTCGTGTGCTCCTAGTAATCTAGCCGCACCTGCATATACCATTAGACCATAGCTTGATATTGTAGTTCTAACCTTGGACAATACAGCACCAGCTGGCGGACCGTAGTCATTAAGGGCAGGATCAATACCCAGCCCTTCAATATAAGTTTCCGGATCATTAATGCCGCCATCCAACACACTGGTAATAATTTTAGTAATAATACCAAGTTGGCGAACTTTGACCGGCGGACTCAACCAGATTGGTGTGGTTAGGTTAACAGTGGCAATGTCAATGGGACTGTCTACACCCACTGGTATTTGTCTTGACGAAAATATAATATCATCTAAATTTAATACACTTAGACTGGTCCAATCAATATAGTTGTCAGTGGTCTGAATTTCAACACTGGGATTAAACAACACCAGAATCTGCTCCATGATCTGTAACTTTTGATCAGTACTAGTGGACCATATCTCAACTTTAAGAGACAGTTTGTAGGGAGTAGGCATGATGCGTTCAACTGTATAGTTTGCACCTTGCTCATTGGTATAGACATCGTCAACAATGTCACGTTCTCTAATATGCAGTTTACCAACATAGGTACTGTCACCTAGTCTATCTCTCTCTAAAGCTAGTCCGCTGATACTGACAGCAATACGTGGAGCACTGTTGATCTTGTTTTCTGAATTTTGTTTGATAATGCTGGCCACTTGACGATCAGCATCACCATACATCACAGGTACACGCACCAGTGTACCATCACCGTACTTAACATAAAAATTACTAAAAAATCTTGTAACTTGTAGAATATATCGTCTAATTTGCCCATCGTAATAATGCATCATTATACGTCTGCCTCTGGTTTATATTTAATTGCTTTACTGAGTGCCTGTCGCTCTGGCACTGAACTGGCAAACAACTTCCACTGTATTTGATCACCGTCGGCCGCAGTCTTACTCAGAGTGATAATAGTATTACCGCCTAGACCCGAAGAAGTTGTAGCACTGATTTTAGTATCATTGATATAGGCAGTGGCAATCACTCCAGCGGCATAGGCCACACTAGTTTGAATAGCTGTAGTATTACCAACCGCAGTAACATAGTCTCGACCAATTTGATTCTTTCCAGTTATGTTGGCATTGTTGATGAAACTAGTTTTCTGTGTTTGACGTTGGTCATTGTTGGTCATGGTCATGCGTAGATTATCTTCTACCTTGATCCAAGTAGTACCATTGAAACGGAACAGTCTATTGGGCATAAAATCAGTACGTAGAAAGAAATCATCTCTAGCAGCCGACACTGGAAATTGTATACCGTGACCAAATGGATTTAATAAGTTGTTAAACCCGTTGGGTTCGTTTCCATCGCTGACTAGATAACCAGTGTAACCTTTGCGTAATGGTTTACCGTTAATTTCGCTGGCATCTTCGTTGGCATTACTAGCATCAATATCATCTTCGTCGGCACTTCTAAGTATTGGATTACCTTGTTCATCTACTGACAGCGTGTATAACTGACGTGTTTCATAGCCACTTAACGGAGCATCTGCTTCTGCTTGAGCAATCATAGCATCATTAATTTCGTACTCTTTTCCTCTAGTGCTTAATAAATCACGTAGAGTAGTATCGCTTTCTGTACCGTCAGCATTGGACGCTTTCTGATCAAGAATATCAGCAAACTGTTGAGCGTCAATAATCTTTTTAAGTTTTAATCTGTATAAGTGTGGCCACCATGTTATTGAAAAGCCTTCACTGGCCCGTCCTACATCTTCTATAGCATAGTAACGAGGTAGGCCTATGCTAAAATCATTCAAGGCAAATTCATCACGCAGATGTGGAAACTCTAATACATCACCGCTTAGAGGTTTGCGTCCTACAAGTTTAATCCAATCATTAATATGCACAGTTAGAAAAACTGTGTCATTGTCAATGAACAGGCCAAATTGGCTTAGATTAAAATCAATATTTTGTACGTTATAAACACCACGTACTCGATAAATTTCTGGTTCGTATTTACGATCCCTATTTTCTAAGAACAGCAGATCTTGTATATTAGTAGGTGATAGCGAGTCATAATGCGGCTCTGCTGCGGTAGCATTGCCCTCATCAGTGTTAACTCCTAGATATTTGTGTAGGTAAAGCTCAGTTCCGCCAATCTGAAACATCTCAGAAACTTGGCGGTCAATGAACTTATAATCGTTGCCCTTTTCGGGTTTGTATAGGCTTAAGCGTGGCATAGTAGTATATTTATCGGTAAATAACTATTGTAAGAGAGGAATTCCAATGGATACGGTTACAGCAAATCAAGCGGTACAAGAAGTATATAACTACGTTAAAACCATGCTAGGCGACGGTATGGTCGAGGTAGAACTTGATCCCGTACATTATGAAACAGCATTAAAACGTGCTCTATCACGATTTCGTCAGCGCAGTAGTGCAGCCGTAGAAGACGCCTACTACTTTTTAGAATTAATTAAAGATCAAAACGAATATCGTTTACCTGACGAAATCATCAACGTACAGAGTCTATATCGTAGGGCAATCGGATCTAGAAGTGGCATGGGCAGCGGCGGCACACTATTCGAACCCTTTAACTTGGCCTACACAAACACCTACTTGCTAAACAGCACTATGATGGGAGGTATTGCAACCTATGACATGTTTGCTCAATACCAAGAAATGGTAGGACGCATGTTTGGTTCGTTTATCGAATTCCAATGGATACAGCATAGTCATACTCTACGTATTCTACAGCGCCCTTTTGCTGAAGGGGAGCAAATTATGATCCGTGGTCAAAATTATAAACCAGACTGGGTTATTATTGGAGACATATATGCAGGCCAGTGGATAAAGGATTACACTCTGGCTA